AAAGGTCTGTGGAACTTCGCCATTCGCACGGTTGAAATGCAGCCGGATGAGGATGTCGATGCGCTGTTTGGCTATACTTATGCCTATTCCAAGCCGACTGATTGGGTTCGCACGGTCAACATTTCTGACAATCCAAGGTTCTCTGAAGGGCTGTTCGATTATCAGGATGAGGCCGACTATTGGTATACGTCCTCGTCGCCAATGTATCTGCGCTATGTCTCGGATGATGACAATTATGGCTGGAATGTCGGGCGTTGGCGGCAATCGTTCGCCAAGGCGCTTGCGGCCTATCTGGCCTATGAGTGCGGTTTGCCTATTGCTGCTGATCGCGGCAATCGAAATGACCTCTACAGCCTTTTTCGTACTTTGTTGAAAGACGCCAAGGCGCTTGATGCTGTGGACGAGAAAGTCCAGCAAAAGCCGGTTGGTCGTCTGGTTCGCGCACGTCTTCGCGCTGGCAATCAGAAAGACAACTGATGCCGCAAACAAACGTCTACCTGCAAGCTTTCAACGTTGGCGTCCAGGACAAGAAGCATCTTGCCCGTGTTGACCTTGAAAGAATGCGGCTTGCTGCCGAAACGCAGACAAACATTCTGCCTTTGACATCAGGTCCGGCGTTCATGCGTCCTGGTCTTGAATATATCGGGGCAACGGACTCAAACGACGTATGCCGCGTCAAGGAATTTGTGTTTGGCGCAACCGATGCCTCGCTGATGGAATTTACTGACCTGTTGTTTCGGGTCAAAGTTGACGATGTGACGGTTACTCGTCCGGCTGTCACGGCTGCGATTACGAATGGTGATTTTTCGGCTGGGGCAGGTTGGACACTGACTGCCACGACTGGCGCAACGTCTACGGTGTCGGGCGGGTATCTTAACCTGACGGCTGCATCCAAGGGTGCAAGGGCGTCTGCCACTCAGTCAATTACCATCAATGAACTGAACACGGAACATGCGCTGCGCATTGTGGTCGAACGTGGTCCGGTTATCCTGCGGCTTGGTTCATCCTCCGGTGGTGATCAACTGATCAGTGAAACCACGCTTCGCACGGGAACACACTCGCTGGCATTTACACCGGCTGCAACGCCTGCCTATCTGTCATTCCATTCCGAAGCCCAAACGCTCAAACGGGTTGATAGCGCCACGATTGAAGCGGCGGGCGTGATGACACTGCCGACAATATGGGCTGAAGCTGACCTGTTCAAAATCAGGTTTGCGCAATCTGCCGATGTGGTTTTCACGGCCTGCAAGAATTACAAGCCTCAGCGCATTGAACGTCGTTCGGCGCGGTCTTGGTCGATTGTGGATTATCGCCCTGACAACGGGCCGTTTTCATCCGGTCGCACTCGTGACGTGAAACTGACGCCAAGTGTCACCGAGGGGAATGGAACGCTTACAGCATCGTCTGCGCTGTTCAATTCTGATCATGTCGGCGCTATCTTCACGCTGTTCCATGAAGGCTTCAAGTGTGTCACTCCGCTTAGTGCCGAAGATGAATACACGGAACCTTTTCGGGTCACCGGCATTACCGATACCAATTACGATGATCGCAACTGGACCTATTCCATAACCGGAGTTTGGGTTGGCACCCTTCGTTGGCAGCGGTCTTTTGACAGCGCGGCGACTGGGTTCAAGAATTTCCGCTATACGACTGGAACGTCAACGGTCGATATTACCGGCAATCTTGGCACAACGGCCAATGCTGACGGTGATGACAATTCGATCATCTGGTACAAGTTGGGGTTCAAGCCCGCGTCCTATACGTCCGGCACGGCAACCATTACCGTCAATTATGATGGCGGTGGCGGTTCTGGTGTTGCACGTGTGACAGGTTATACCTCGTCAACGGTCGTTGATATTGAAATTCTCGACAATTTCCAGAACACAACGGCGTCGTCTGACTGGCGCGAGGGGGAGTGGTCAGCCAATCAATACTGGCCGTCTGCTGTTTGCTTTGCTGAAGGCCGCTTGTGGTGGTCCGGCAGTGATCGCCTGTGGGGTTCGGTGTCGGATGATTATGATAATTTTGACGATTCCATAGAAGGCGATAGCGCTCCTATTTCGCGTTCCATTGCGACGGGCGGGGTTAACGACACTCAATGGATGATTGCTCTCCAGCGGCTGCTTGTTGGCACGGAAGGGGCTGTCTCAACGTGCAAATCCTCGTCACTCGATGAGCCTTTGACGCCTTCCAATCTGTCGATCAAGGATTCGTCCTCGACGGGCGCAAGTTCGGTTGATCCGGTCAAGGTTGATGGTCGGGCGCTGTTTGTGGATCGCTCTGGAACTGCGCTGTTTGAACTGTCATTCGACGGGGCAAACGGGGATTACAACGCCACTCAGCTTTCCAAACTGGCAACGGACCTGTTCCAAGCCGGTATCAAGACAATGGCTGTGCAGCGCCGTCCTGATACACGGGTCTGGATTATCCTTGATGATGGTTCTTGCGTCTGCTGCGTTTATGAGCCGCTTGAACAGGTACTGGCATTCATTCCGATAGAAACGGATGGCGATTTTGAGAGTGTTGCGGTTTTGCCGGCTGATACTCAGGATCGGGTTTATTTCTCTGTTGCTCGTTCAATCAACGGGTCAACCGTCCGCTATATCGAAAAGATGGCACTGGATACGGAAGTCAAGCCGGTCACGCTCTGCAAGGTGATGGATGCCTTCAAGAGCGGGACAAATGGCCCTGCATCTGTGACGGTCAACGCCGGAACGCATCTGATCGGGGAAACGGTGGTTGTTTGGGCCGATGGCGCTCCGATTACGCAGGAAGTCACCACGTCACGCGGAACACTGACTGAGCCTCGTGAATTCACGGTTGATGGAAGTGGCAACATTACGCTCCCGTCTGCTGTGACAAATTGGGTGGCTGGGCTTGGGTATCGTGCACGTTATCGCTCGGCGCGTCTTGCCTATGCTGCTGCCGGTGGAACTCCGATGTTGCAGATGAAAAAGGTTGATAGCGTCGGTGCGCTGCTTACGGATTTTGTCCGCACGGGCCTTCGCTATGGATCGCGGTTTGATGATGAGACAAGGCCGACATTCCCGCTGCCGTCTTTGAAGGACTATGCGGCGGCAACCAATATCGTGTCTGACATTGCTGATGAGGAAGCGTTCATGTTTCCAGGCGAGTGGTCAACAGATGGGCGCGTTTGCTTTGAATGGGAATCTCCAAACACGGCAACGCTGGTTGGCCTCGTCTTGGGTGTGACGACAAACGGATAATGCTGACAATTTCGCCTGCTGATCCGGCATTGGTTGAGGTTGCTCTAAGCGTCAAGATTGATCTTCCGGCTGTCGCCTATGTTGGATTGGATGACGGGCTTCTGGTTGGCTCTGGCGGGCTGGCTTGGGGGGCTGGCCGGTGCTGGCTCTGGTTCATGATTTCAGATTCAAGACCGGAATACGCAAGGCCAATTCTCAGGATGGCAAAAAGACTGCTGCGCAAGGCAAGCCAACTTGGGGAAACTCAAGTGTTTGTGGTGCGTGATCCCGCGTTTGCTTCTTCTGAAAAACTGGTTCGGCTCTCAGGCTTTAAATTCCACGCCATCGAAAACGGCGAAGAGGTGTTTCGATGCGATATTTGACAGGTGCTTTTGAATGAGCGGTCTTGAACTGATTGGCGCTTTGGTTTCCGGCGTTGGAACAATTGCCTCCGGTGTTGCGGCTAACCGTGCCGCACAACAGGACGCGCTTAATATGGAAGCGCAAGGCAAAGAAGAGATTGCCGCTTCTCAACGTGATGCCCTGACCAAACGGCGTGAAGCCGCGCTGGTCAATTCCCGCGCTCAGGCCATTGCTGCTGCATCTGGTGGCGGTGCTGGTGAGGATGCTCCTACAATTGTCAAGTTGATGTCTCAAACGGCAGGCGAGGGGGAATACAATGCGCAATCCATGCTTTTCGGCGGCAAATCACGGCAGCAAGGCATGATCCAAGGCGCAAAATCCCGCCGTGCTGAGGGCAAGGCTTCGCTGCTTGGTTCCGTCTTTGGCGGGTTTGGCACGATGGCTAAAGGTGCGGCAACCTATGGCTAAATTACCAACTGCCCTTGATCTGTCTGGACCGGGCAGCTTTCGCTCAGGCCGTCAATATTTCAGTGCAGATGCGTCTGCGGCTGGTCGTGGCTTGGCTGCATTCGGTGCTGATCTGTCGGCAATCGGTGCTGAGCGCAAGCAACAGGATAACACGGTCGATATTGCCCGTGCTGAGGCATACAAAACTGAAGGCTTGCTGTCAGTCCAGAACGAATTCGACAATGATCCTGACTATGCAACCTATGGCGAACGCGCTCCCAAGCGCACGGGCGAAGTGGTCAAGAAGGCGGGTGAACTTATTCGTGATCCGCAAATGCGTGAACGCTGGTTAATCGGCGCTGGCACGGATGCGGCGCGGGTTAACGATGGTGTGCTGGACAAGGGAACTCTGGTCAAGCGCAGTGCTGAAACCATTGCCTTTGATGATGCGCTGGAAACCAATCGCCGGATTTACGTTGATCCTGAAACGCCTGAGCCACTCCGCAAAAAGGCCAAGGCCGATATTGAGGGTGCCATCAAGGCAGGTCAGGAATCGGGTTTGCTTGATCCGGTCGATGCCGACAAGCGCCGCACATTGTTTATTGAAGATGCGGATTTCAGCCGCGCCAAACTGGCAATTGATAAAGACCCGTCCAAGTTCATTGCCTTTTCCGGTGATGTGGATGGTGATCCGGTAGTTGCCGCGATTGAGAATGTTGAAAGCAGTGGAAACCCGCGAGCCTATTCGGCAAGGGGCGCTGTTGGCTTGATGCAAGTCATGCCGGGAACTGGTGCTGAAATTGCTGGCGAACTTGGCGATAGCAATTTTCCTGCTGGTGGTACGAAAGCTGAGCAAGAGGCATATCTTGCCAATCCGCAAGTCAGCCGTGCCTATGGCTCTTACTATTATAACAAGATGCTCAAGCAATATGGCGGCGATACGGAAGCCGCTCTGATTGCATACAATGGCGGTGCGGCAAGGGCTGATGCTTGGTTGAAGGCTGGCCGTGATGATAGCGTTATCCCAAGCGAATCTGCGGCCTATTACAAGAAGGTTCTGAGCCGTGTCAGCAAGCCAATCCCGCTGTCACAGGTTGACGTGAACGGGGCAAGGCAGTTTCTAAAGTCCAAAACCAACAAAGGTGCGGCGTCAATTGACGGGATGGATGATGGTTTTGCCGTCAAGGTATCCCGTCTGTTCCAAGCGGCTCCGCCTGAAATTCGTGCAGGGCTTGGCATTTATTCTGGATATCGTTCTGTCGAGCGTCAAACAGAACTATGGAATGCCGCTGTCAAGAAATATGGCTCTGTATCCGCTGCGAGAAAGTGGGTTGCTCCGCCTCCTGGTGTTGAAGGTTCAACCGGCTCTCAGCATAATCACGGCAAAGCCGCTGATTTGGGATACAACGGGCAATCTCTGAAAAACGCGCCTCCGCATGTGGTCAAATGGCTTCATGAAAACGCGGGGCAATATGGTTTGAAGTTCCCGCTTTCCAATGAAAATTGGCACATTGAGGATTCAGGAACACGCGGCGGACATAAATCGGCCATGCCTGATTATGTCGGCAATCTTTCACCGGAAAATCGTGCTGCGTTGGCTGATTATCAGGATCAAAAGGTCAAGGCTTGGCAAACGCAACAGGCTGCAAACCAAAAGGCGATGAATGGCGCGGCCTATGATGATTTCAGCCTGCGCATTGCCACAGGCGACATGAACCTTAATCAGCGGGAAATCCTGTCGAG